CCACAAGATCCGCTTGTGGCCCCTTTTCTCGCCCAGATTGAAATGCGATACCGCTTGTTAACCGCAAGAAACGACGTGCTTCCGTTGCTGCCTTGGAAAGAGGCAAAACTACCAGACCCATCTAACGTCAGCTTTCCGGCATTAGTACCAGTACGGGAAAAAGATCCACTGGTGTCAATGGTTGCGGTACTGGTACCTCCAACAGAAGTAGCCCACGTCCCAGACGCATTCAGCGAGTTTGTCTCAAACCCGCCGTTCAGCACAGCGGGGTTGAATCCGATAACCTGCGTCTGCGTCCCCCACTGATCCGCAGGATTCACGCCGACAGTGATAAGCTCGGTGACATCGCTCGCGGACAGTGCGCGGTTGAAGACGACGGAGCGGTAGATGCGGCCAGAGAAGATGGAAGTTGTTCCTGTGCTTTGACCAATGAACAGATTGGTGGAGGTAATCGTTGCGCTCCACGCAGGAGGCGTCCCGGTAGTCGTTTCAGTGTAAGCCGTGTCAGTCCCGTTGATGTAGACCTTAAGCGTGGTTCCGGTACGGGTGACTACAATGTCAACAACTTGGCCGGAATACGCGGTTTGAAACCCTGCAACGGTGGCAATTCTCGAATCGCTGGTTGTCGATCCAAACAACACAAACACAAGCCCACCAGTCGCAGAAATCGACAAGGCACATGCACTAGCCTGATCGGCAGCAGTCGAGCTGCTGGATAGCGAAGCGATGTATCGGGTGGTTCCAGTCGTGGTAAATACACGAAACCTGTTCCACATTGACATATCGCCAGTGCCGATATTCTGGCTTGTCAGAGTAGACACAATCCGCGTCCCGCTCGTCGCCCCATCGAACGCCACAGCAGCGTAATCGCTCGCGGCGGCGCGGATGGCGGAGGGGTTCTGGCCGGTGTGGGAGGTGAACGAGCCGGTAACTGTCGCGCTGGCGAGGGTAGCAGCAGGTCCAGACGCGAGCAGGTTGTTCAGCGTGACCTTCTTGGTCGTCCCGGATGCGGCCATTGACGTATCGGAAACGTCAACAATGACAAGCGGGTCGTTTACCGGATCGGCTCCGGTTCCAATGGATGCAAGTGCCGTGATCTTTGAGTCTGGCATGGTGTGAAAAGGTTAGTCTGTGATGAGTGAGAAAACGATTTTAGATGTCCCGTCCTCTTGAAGGACAAGGAACCCGTCCTCCTGCAGCATGTTTCGAGCTGCTGGAGGATATGGGTCAACGGCCGACTCAGAGTCGGATACCAACGACAATGTGAGGTCGAGCGTCATTAAGCGCGGCCGAGGTAGGCAAGGCAACGTCCGCTTGCAAGCTGGAAGCTCGAAATGCGAGCCCGGATAATGGAGCCGGCAGGGAAACTATGAGCGGTCCACACACCAGAGATCCCAGTGCCAGCAATGCTGGTAAGCGTCGACGCTTCGGTAAATTGAATTGCGGTAAAGTTGCCGGTCTGCAGAGAGGTCCCAGAAACGGGAATGACCCCCTGAAAACCCATGCTGTCTTGAACTGCGATGTCGGTTTGAACGGCCATGATTTTGCTTTTGGTAAAGGGGGCACCGGCCGGATTGCCGATGCCCCCGGGTTTGACTGCTTAACCTTTGCGGATCTTCGGTGCTAAGGCCCCCTGAATGAACAGGATGAGCTTGCCTCCTTCGGGGACGTTCGACGTGTTGAAGTTTTCGCGTTGGAGTTCCGCGGAAACCTCGGGACCAGATACCAGCTTTGATTTGCCGGACTTGTCCACGACGATGGTGGTTGCGAGTCGCATGTGATTATCGCATGAGATTAGGCGGTGATGAGCACTTCGGCCTGATCGGTGTCACCGGTGGCGGCACCGAACATGATGTCGTAGCTGGCGTAATGGCTGCGGCTCTGGCGGCTGTACCACACCGACAACAGCGCGGTCAGACCGTTGGCGGTCGTCACGGCGCGTTGCTCGATGAACTCACCGGCGATCATGCCAACCGGAAGACCGGCGGCGATGGCGATGGCGTCAGGGCCGCAGACGAAGCCAGCGGTGTTGGCCGTGGCCGAGGTCCAGCGGTTGTTCTCGGCGATCACGTCGAAGCCGAATCGGCCGTTGTTAAGCGGGCCGTACCGGCTGTCAGGCATGGCCACGGTACCGGCAGAGGCGGTGGTCAGGCCGGAGAACTGGATGCGGGCGATGTGGCCACCGTCCAACAGCAAGTTCTTGGAACGGTAGTTCTTGGCCAGCGCGAGGATCGACGGCAAGTCGGAGCTGTCGAAGTTGGCGGCAGTGCCAATGGTCGTCGCGGTGCCGAAGTTGCCAGTGGTGATGAGGGCGGTCAGCACGTCACTGATGCCGTAGGCGAACAAGTCAGCGGAACCCTGAGCAAGGTCGGCGAGGCTGAAGCCCTGATTGAGTTCAGCGTTCTGGATGCTGAAGGACTTGGTGATCTGGTTCACAGTCACCGAGGTAGCGGCCAGCGTGCTGTCGTCGTTGCTCTCGAAGTTGGTCGCGTTGGAGACCGCAGCGGAGCCGGTGGTGTACCGCTTGACGCGAACCGTGGCGCGGGGGCGCAAGTTGTCCAGGCCGACGTTGCGGGAGAACGCGGACACGAGCGCAAGACGCTGCGGAGCAACCACCATGAGCGCGTCAGCGAGGTAATCGACAACCAGCGTGCTGGTGAACGTGTTGGTGTTCTGCGGCGCGTGGATCTGGGTCTGGCGCAGAAGCTCGGCGTGGTTCTCGATGAGGAACTGCCGGCGATTGGCACCAGCGGTCATCTTCTTGTGAGCCTCGAGGAGCGGGTTGCCGAGGTTCTCAATGCGCACCGGGGCGATGGGCTCCGGGGCAGGGGCGGCGGTGGGGGCCTTGGCGCTGATCGCGGCGGCGACGGCCTTGGCGACGATGGCCTCAATGTCGATGGCGGACGGGGCGGCAGGAGCCGGCGCAGCGGGAGCGGCCGGCACCACGGGATCGGGGGTCTTGTTTTCCATGTTGTGTGGTGGTTGTGATGTCGGCGCGGTGATCGCGCCATCGGCGGCAGCGGAAATGCTGCCGGTCGAAAGTTTGGGGAGAGACGCACGGAACCACGCACGAGCGGCGTTGGCTTCCATAGCTGGCTTCTCCTCGGAGATTTTGTCAGCCAGTCCGAAGGTGATGGCTTCGGAAGACGTGAACCACGTCTCAGCTTTCATTGCGGCCCGGATTGCCGAGGCGGTCTTGCCGGTCTTCTTTTCGTAGACGCCAGACAAGATCGCGGCGTGCTGGTCGAGGGCGTCGGCCATTTTCCGCATATCGTCGGACGTGCCAGCGGTGAGGCCCGACGGGTCGTGAATCATCATCAGAGCCGCGTCGGCGATCTCTACGGTGTCACCGGCCAGAGCAATGATCGAAGCGATAGAAGCAGCCACACCGACTACCTTGGTGGTCACGGCAGATTGCCGGCCGCGCAGCATGTTGTAGATCGCAAGGCCGTCCCAGACGTTACCTCCGGGGCTGTTGATCTCGACATTCAAGGGCCCGGGGCCGACGGCTTGAAGCGTATCAGCAAACGACTTAGCCGTGATGCCGGAATTGGAAAACCAGTCCTCGCCGATCTGGTCGAAGATGTGGATGGTCGCGGCCTCGGTGGCAGCGGCCCGGGGGCTGTAGGACAGCCAGTTGGTTACCTTGGTCATTTCTTCTTTCGTTTGCGTTTGGCCGATGCGGTGGGAGTCACCGACGGCGTGGGCGTCATCATTTCCTTGGGATCTTCGTCCTCCGGAACTTCGGCTTCGGCTTCCTCGACTTCAGCCGGGGCCGGCGCGATTGGGAGTTTCTGGGCTCGTGAGATTTCGGACACGTCGATGTCGTATTTCTCAGCAAGCTCGTGAATGAACTTGGCCTGCTGGGCCTTGGCCTCGAGGGCCGAACGCCAGTCAATGCCGCGGGCTCCGTAGACTTCGTCGTAGGTGGTCACACCGGCCTCGAGTTCAGCAAGCTGGGCGGCAGAGTTGCGGCCAACGTCAACATTCGGAGCCCGGGGGGCTTGGATTGCGACCTCGTACCAATCGTCTGGGGAGTCTTGAAGACTCGGATCCACGCGAATGGCGTAGTCCATGACGTATTCCCAGATGCGTCGGGCGGCAGACGCCATGACCATGTGACGGGACCGGAACCAGACGGCGGACATATCCAGCGCACCGCGGTAGACGGTGCCCTGCATGGATTCCGGATAGACCAAGACGTAAGGAATCCCAACGCCGGCGCAGACCTTTTCGGTCAATTGCCGCCAGTATTCCCTCATATTGACCGACGGGCGGTCGGAAACAAACTGCTCAAACTCGTCGCCCGACTTCATCACCTTCACAGAACCGCCGAACACGGCCTCGTAGTAGCTCTGCGCGTTGCCCTGATTGGCTCCGGCACCGGAACGCAGACTGGTTGCCTGCACCTCGCCGGAGGATGTCTTGACCACTTGGGCGACACTGGACGCCAGCTTGCACGATTCCATCTCCAGCTTTTGGAGATCGTCGAGGTCGTGCAGGTCATTGATGACGCACGCCACAAACGGCAGTCCGCGAAGCTGGTTTGACCGCTGGGGCTCGTAGATGTGAACGATGGAGTCAGCGTTGACCGGCCGGATGTCGGTCAATTCGCCCTGCTTGCGCTCTTGGCCGACGTAGAAAGACAAGGCACGGCCAGTTTTCAGGTCAAAACGCACACCGTCGAAGATGTCGGCGGTGTTCTCTTGGCCGGTCGGGGTGGCAATCTGCTGCGGCTCAATCATCTGGAGCCGGGGCCGGCCGGTGTCACCCTTGGTCAACAGCAAGAAACTCTCACCATCGTAAAACCATCCCCGGGAAGCCAAGCCCATGAGGGTTCCAAACGATTGCCGGGATCCGATGTCCGGGTAGCGGCACCAAGTGTCCCACCACTTCTTTGCCCGCATATTCCAGTCCGGATCCGAGGATGCCGGCTGGACTGAAAAGCTGGATCCGACCGTGTAGGACTCGAACAGGTCGCCCAGGCGGTTCATCACCGCATTGTTCTGCTCAAAGAATCGGGACTTTCGGACAAGTGCTTGCCGGGTCCATGAGGAAACATCGAAGCGAGACGACGTGTAGGACGTGTCCAGATAGGAACGGCGCAGACTGTTGCCTGCTCCCTCGTATTTATCAACAGGGGCCGACCGGAACCGAGACAAGATGGAATCAAAAAGTCCCATTTTAGCTCATCTGGTTCCCGATGTAGGGCTCCCGGCGTAATTGCGAGAAGTCCCCAGTGTAGGACGTAGTGGCAATGAGTACCGCGGCCAGCATCTTGTTGTAGATCTGGGTGTCGGTAGGGCTGGCAACACCGGAAATGCTAAGCAATTCGACGGCGTATTCGTAATCCGCAATGAGGCTTTCCCACATTTCCACCATTTCGGACGGGGTGGGGGCACCTTTGCCGGGCTCGGCAAACTCAACCGATACATCCGAGGATGAAGTCGAACGGACAACCTGCCCGGATTCAATGACGGTAGCCGCGGCAATGACCTTTGCAGTCAGGGCAGCAAACAGAGTCACGCCTCCCAGTGTCGAATAGACAGAGCGGAGGTAAGCTCGTTTGAT